GCCCGCGCTGCGTTGGAGAGGAAAGATGAACCACCGGCAAAGGTATAGGTTTGTCTGGCACTGGCGGCGAAGATGTCTGGAAGGCCGGTGGATACCTGTCGATCTGCTAATCCAATATCCAAATATAGCCAAGCCAACGGACAGGTTTGAACTCAGCTTTGATGAAATGACGGTGCGCCTTGCAAACGATCCTGCAACTCAACCCGCCAATACCATTAGTCACCCCGCGTGGGAAAGCTCTAGCTCACTTCCTGATTGATTACGGCGCAGAACATGATCTGCTCTGGGTCTGTTTTCAGGAGGACGGGGAGTGCTGGACATGGCGAAATCAGGAAATTCGCGCGGAGACAAACATAACTTTCGGAAGAAAGCCATGAATGATGAAGCTATCGCGCACGGCTGGCACCACACTTTTGGCTGGCTGCGCCGCACAGAGCTAGACACAGCTTTTGATGGGTTTGTGTATGAGGACGGAGACGGGGATTTAATTATATCTCAAGACCCCCGGCACGCTCTGGAGGCCTATTTGGATTGTTGGGAGGACGCCGCCACCGGGGAGAAATACCTAACCTTCAGCAAGCTTCCTCGCACTCGCAGGCGCAAAAATGCCGTTCCTTGAGATCGACGGGAAAAAGATCGACATCGAAAAGCAACTGATCGACATCGACAGATCAGATTGCGAAGATAGCCTATACAAGTTTCTAAAAGGTTCTTGGCGCTATATTGACGCCTCGCCCTTTACTGATGGTTGGCCCATCGAGGCCGTGGCCGAGCATCTCCAAGCCGTAGCAGACGGCGACATCAAACGGCTTATCATCAACATTCCGCCTCGCTGTGCGAAGTCGTCGCTGACCTCGGTGGCGTTCCCGGCTTGGGTATGGGCGCAGCCACGGCAATGGGACAGCCCAACGTCTGGCCCCGGCGTGCAGTTCCTTCATGCGTCTTACGCCCAACAGCTAGCCCTGCGCGATAGCGTCAAATGCCGCAGGCTGATCGATAGCCCGTGGTATCAGCAACGCTGGGGCGAACGGTTTAGGTTAACCGGCGATCAGAACACAAAGACAAGGTTCGATAATGATCAAAACGGTTCCCGGCTTTCGACATCGGTTGGCTCTGCTCTCACGGGCGAAGGCGGGTCAATCATCGTGGTGGACGATCCTAACGCGGCCCAAGAAGCGTTTTCAGAAGCCACCATCCAAACGACCATCGAATGGTGGGACTCAGCGCTTTCAACCCGTCTCAACGACCCTAAAACGGGCGCGTTCATTGTTATCCAGCAAAGGCTGTCGGAAGAAGACCTGACCGGCCACATCATGTCTAAAAATCAGGGGGAATGGACCCACCTCTGTCTCCCCATGCGCTACGAATGGCGCAGACACTCGGTCACACCCATCGGGTGGAATGACCCCAGAGGCGTCGATGCAGAGGGAACGCCCCTTGTCGATGTCGATGAAGACGGCAACCGCATCCCGATCAGCATCGAAGCAGAGGAAACTCTTGAAAAAAGAGAGGGTTTGCTCCTCTGGCCCGAGCGTTTTGGCGAACGCGAAGTCGCAATCTTGGAAAATCAGCTAGGCCCGTGGGCCGCTGCCGGCCAACTACAGCAACGCCCGGAGCCTAAAGGCGGCGGTATCATCAAAACCGACTGGTGGCAGACATGGGATTCACCAGAATACCCGCCTATGGACCTCATCATCGCGTCCCTAGACACCGCATACACCGCAAAAACAGAGAATGACCCCTCTGCCTTGACCATCTGGGGCGTCTTCTCAGGGGCAAAAACCACCTTTGCGGATAATTACGTCAATAGAAATCAAAAACATAAGGTTGCAGAAGCCCAATCCGCCCTCTTTGATGAGGCCGCACAGATCAAATTCAACGGCAATCCCAACGCTGGCGGCTCTCCCAAGGTTATGCTGATGCAGGCTTGGCAGGGAAGGTACGAATTGCACCAACTTGTGCAGAAAGTCGCCCTCACATGCCGCCAGATGAAGGTAGATCGCCTGCTCGTTGAGAATAAAGCCGCCGGCCACAGCGTAGCTCAGGAGCTAAAGCGCCTTTACGGCTACGAAAACTTTGCCGTGCAGATGTTTGACCCAAAAAGTCAGGACAAACTGTCCCGACTCTACTCAGTCGAACACCTTTTTGCCGATGGAATGGTCTACGCGCCCAATAAACAATGGGCCGACATGGTCATCCAACAGGTCGGGCAGTTCCCCAAAGGCAAACACGACGATTTGGTCGATACCGTAAGCATGGCACTACGGCATTTGCGTGACGCGGGCGTGCTTGTGCGTTACCAAGAGTGGGAAAGCGATATGCGGGAGAGCATGACGTTTAGGGGGAACAAAATGCCCCCGCTCTACCCAGCCTAAACTTGAGGATAAGATGAGCAGAGTGCTTGCTAAGGCAGTGGTTGATGTCGTCAGGGAGCCTACGCCTAAGACAATCGGATGTTTTAAGGTCGAAGTCTGGGGTGAAGACCCGCATGACTACGTGCGTCACTATGAAATCCTAGCAAAATCAGATACACTCGCCGCGCAAGAGGGTATTCAACGCTTCGTTCAGGAAATGGAGCGGCTGGCGGCCAAAGAGGAATAGCTCATGCCGATGACACCGGGCCTGATGCCCAATCTCCGTCAGCTTCCACTGGAGGATGAAGCAACTGCGTCTCCAGAAGAGGTTGTTGTTGAGATTGATGAGGGCGGTGGCGACCGGCCTGAGTTCGACATCAAGGGCAATATCCTCAAGATCGAACATGCTGACGGCTCCGTCAGCGTTTCTCTTGATGGGAACCCCATTGAACGCGCTGCTGAGAACAATACGACCGAGTGGTTTAGCAATCTCGTAGATCGTATTGAGCAGGATGAGCTTTCTCGCATTTCGCGTGAGCTTCTTGAGGGCATTGAAGACGATCTCTCCTCTCGCAAAGAGTGGATTGAAGACCGCGCCCTTGGCATCAAGCTTCTTGGCTTGAAGGTTGAGATACCCAACGTGCAGGGCGCTTCTGATGGCGCGCCTGTAGACGGCATGAGCAAGGTGCGGCACCCCCTTCTTCTGGAGGCAGTGCTTCGGTTCCAAGCCAACGCCCGTTCAGAACTGCTGCCAACCGATGGTCCGGTAAAAATCCGCGACGACGGCAACAATGTCACCCTCCAAAAAGACCAACTTGCGACTGCGTTGGAGCGTGATCTCAATCATTACCTCACCAGCGTTGCGACTGAATACTATCCCGACACGGATCGCATGCTGTTGATGCTCGGGTTTGGCGGCACAGCCTTTAAAAAGGTTTATCAGTGCCCGCTGCGGAACCGCCCGGTTTCCGAGTCGGTGGATGCCGATGACCTGATCGTCAACAACGCGGCGACCGACCTACAGAACGCCAAGCGCATCACGCACCGCGTTTACATGCGCCCCTCTACTGTGAAGCGGCTTCAAATTCTTGGCGTCTATCGCGATGTTGAGCTGTCAGCCCCCAAAGCTCCTGACCTTGATAGCGTTAAGCGCGAAAAAAATGCCCAGCAAGGGATTGAGCCTGAAGCTACGCGGCCCGTTGATCGCGACCGCGAAATCTATGAGTGCTATTGCGAACTCGACATCAAAGGGTTTGAGCATAAGTGGAAAGGCAAGACCACCGGGCTTGAGATTCCGTATCGCGTAACGATTGACGTGTCCTCGCAAGAAATTCTGTCGATTGTTCGCAACTACGATGAAGACGAAGAAGAACTCCCGACCGCTCGCCAAAACTTTGTGAAGTACACCTTTGTCCCCGGCATGGGTTTCTATGACATCGGTCTGCTTCACATCCTCGGCAACACGACGAACGCGATCACCGCTGCTTGGCGCGAACTTCTTGATGCGGGCATGTACAATAACTTCCCCGGCTTCCTTATGGCTGACACCGGGGCGCGTCAGAACACCAACATTTTCCGCATTCCTCCGGGCGGCGGCGCGTTGGTAAAGACCGGCGGTATGCCGCTGCGTGACGCGATTATGGAAATCCCATACAAACCGCCGTCTGGCGCGCTGATGACGCTGGTTGAGAACATTGCTCAGACCGGCATGCGAATTGGCGGCACTGCGGAGCAGCAGGTCGGCGAAGGTAAGACCGAAATGCCGGTCGGCACCACGCTGGCAATGCTGGAACAGGCCGCCAAGGTGCTGAACGCAGTGCATAAGCGCCTGCATGCAGCCCAGTCAGAAGAGTTTCAGCTTCTGATCCGCACGTTCAAGGAACATCCCGACAGCTTCTGGCAGGGGAACAAGAAGCGCGCCAGCGAATGGGACGAGAAGACGTTCCTGACGGCGATTGATAACTTTGACTTTGTGCCGCACGCCGATCCCAACACCGCTTCTCAGGCCCAGCGCCTTGTGAAGATCAGCGCATTGAAGCAGCTTCAGCAGTCTAATCCGGGTCTGTATGACCCTATCGCTGTTGAAACGGCTGCTCTTCAAGCGCTTGGGTGGAATAACCCTGAGCAGTTCTTCCTGCCGCCGGATCAGCGCAACAAGCCCACGCCAGAAGCTCAGAAGGCTATGGCTGACGCGCAGAATGACGCGAAGAACTCTGAAGCCCGCATGCTTGACGCCAAGACCCGCGCAGAAGACAGCGCGACGAAGCGTCAGCTTGATATGGCTAAGGCCAATCTTGAGCAGGCTAAAGCCAACGCAGACATTCAAAACGAGACAAACGCTGTTCAAAACGCGCGTATGAAGCATCTGTCGGATGAACGCATCCAGCTTCTTGATGTCGCGCAAGATGTCTTAAAGAACCCGGAAGCCCTTGCCGTCGCCGCGCCTCTTATTGAGCCGGCCCTTCAGGAGATTATAGGCACCGGACTTAAACCGCCCGGATTTGGAGGCGCATGATGGCTGACGCACGCACACTGACGCCTCGCACGTTTTCTCGGAACATGTACATTCCTGAAGAGAACCAAACGTTTATTGCGGGCCAGCAAGGAGGAGAAAACTCCTACGAGCGGTTCAAGCGCGAAACCGTTGAAAATACATATAATGATGTTCTTCGGCGGACTGGCTCGCCCGAGAAGGCGCAGGACGCAGCGCAGAGTGTAGCGCGCAAAATGTTTCGCACCGAAATGGTCGTCACGGCTCTTGCGCCTGAAGCCGCGATTGCCGGTGCTGGCCGCGCGGTCAATCTTGCCCGTTCAATCCTTGGCGGCGAGAAGGCTGGGGCCGCTACGCAGTCTCCGCTTCTTTTGACGGGACCGCGCCGCAATGCGATGACCCCGGACGAAATGCTGGCTCCGGCTCCTGCGGCTCCGTCCGGGCCGCCCCGGCTGACCAGCGGTGAGTTCCTGCCGCGAATCGATATTCCGCGTGTCCCAAGCTCTGGTATTACTGCCCGCGACGTAGTCTCTAGCCCCTTTGATGACATTGGCCGCATGGCCGGCGAAGGCGGCATGAGCGACGATGCGATTGCTGCGGCGCAGCGCATGGCTCGCGACCGGGTTGCCCGAGAAGAGGCCTTCCGGGCGCGCCAGCTTGCTGAGATGGAAGGTGAGGGCGGCACGGCAGTTAACGAGGCGCTTCGTCAGCGCGCGCTGCGGGCTGCGGAAGACGCGGGTTTGACGGCTCGTCAGATGTCTACGGCTGAAGGCGAAGGCATGCTAACGGCTGACGCGGTGCAGGCCGCCAAAGCTATGGCTCAGAACCGTCTGGCGGCTGAAGAAGCTCGCCGGGCTGCTGAAGTTGCCCGGTTCATGGACGAAGGCGGCGGCATGGCTATTAGCGGCACGCCTGCGCCGCGAACTTCTGTTCCGGCTGCGCGCCCGGAACCGGGAACGGGGTTTACACTAGGCGAAGGATCGACAGCTTATCGTCCAAACTTCACCATGCCGGGCGCAGGCCGCACGCAGGCTGGTTCGTTCGGCGTGCCGGCTCTTAGAGGGGGCAGTGATGTTGTCGGCAATCTTCCCGCGTTTGCTACTCAAAGCGGGTACGACGTTGGTTCTATCCTTCGTATGCTTGGTGGCGCTGGGATGGGCGCTGGCGCTTCTTCCGTTGCTCTTAATGCTGCACGCGATATGCGAGGAGAAGGAGCGGCTTCTGCATCTCCTGCAAACCTTCAATTCTCGGATGACGTTCGCAGCGAAACTCCGGGCGTAGCCATGACTGGAGGCACGTCTGACGATGGGCGCGCGTCTTACAACCCGGTTTATGCAGCTCTCCAGCGTGCTGCTTCATCTTCTCCCGCTGCCGCTCGAACTGCCGCAACCCCCGCACGGGCTGCGGAGCCTGCATCTGTCGAGCTTTGGCGGCAATACAACAAATCCATGATGGAAGAGGGCGGTGGTCGCGCCGATCTGTTTGAGCGGGCGCGCCGGGCTGAAATGGAAGAGCGGAAGGGTGCAGAGGGTCGCGCGCGCGGTGGCGCAGCCGGCGGCGGCAAGGATGCTGCGCTGCACAAAGCGCTTGAAATCATTCACCACATGCTCGTCAAAGGATGAAACTTGGCGTAGCATGAGAGTAAGGCTTGTAGCCGCCCAAGCCCCCCTTTTGGCGGCACCGGGGACGCCCGGAACCTAGCTAGGAGCAAGCATGTCTGAGATGGCTAAAAAGGCCCGCGAGGCCATGAAGAACAAGGCCAAGCGCCTTGGTACGACTGACCCTCATCAGAAGGTGGACGCCTCGTCGTGGACGCCGCCGGAGCCGCTCGACACGGAAGTTAAGACGGGTCTGCGTCCTGTATCTCGCCGCGCCTACAAGAAGGGCGGCAAGGTCGAAGGAATGGCTGCGAAGATGCATGCTGGCCGTAAGCCCCGCAAGAGCGGTGGTGAGGCGACTGCCTATGCTAACGCCAAGATCAACCGCAACGTCAAAGACGCTAACGAAGAGCGTGAAGGCAAGAAGCACATTGGCGGCCTTAAGAAGGGCGGTCGCGCTTGCAAGGAAGAGGGCGGCGGTCTTTACGAAGGCGACAAGCGCGTCGTTTCTCCCACCGCAACCCGCGCGGCTCCAGAGAGCAACCTTCCTAAAAATCCTCCCCTTCCCCCGGCTCGCCCTAAAGACCTCGACAAAGATCAGGGCATGACTGCGAAGGAAGCAGAAGATTTTATGAAGAGCCGTAAAGCCGGCGGTCGCGCCAAAAAAATGGACGGCGGACCCATGATGCCCCCCGGCGCAATGCCGCAAGACCCGCGCCTTGGTATCGTGAAGCCTAAAGCGATGAACTTCACTAACAACCCTGTCATTCCCGGCCAGAAGAAGGGCGGCAAGGTTGAGAAGCATCCTGATGAGGCGATGGACAAGGCTCTCATCAAGAAGATGGTGAAGAAGGAAGCCCGCACCGGCAAATCGCATGGCGGCATGAAGCGCATGAACCGTATGCACGGCGGCGCGTCTGTTAGTGACGCAGCTAGGCGCGGTAAATTTAATTCGCCGGCAGAAAGCATGAACGATACCGAAAACAAGTATCGGGAAACTTTGGAGGACATTAGCCACCTCCGTTCGGCAGAAGATGAGTCGTCATATCGTGGCCGCAAAAACGGCGGTAAGGCGCTTGATGGTGAGCTTCAGGGCACCCGTCCTACGGGCGGTCGCCTTGCGCGCAAGAATGGCGGTCGCGCTAAGGGCAAGACCAACATCAACATCATCATCTCTGCGGGTGAGAAGGGTGGCCCCGGCGGCATGAACCCGATGGGCAAGCCGGCGATCCCGCCCGGCCCCGGCCCGATGCCGCAGATGCCCCCGATGCCTCCGGGTGGTCCTGCTGCTCCCCCGCCGGCTATGCCGATGGGTGGTATGCCGGGCGCGCCCATGCCGAATATGCCTCCGATGCCCCGCAAGTCTGGTGGTCGCATCACCCCCAAGGCAAAGTCCTTTGAGGATATGAAGGCTGGCGCTGGTTCTGGCGAGGGTCGCCTCCAGAAGGCGGACATTGCTGAATACAAGCGCGGCAAGCATCGCGCTGGTGGCAAGGTCTATCGCAGCTACAAGGACATGGATGCGGGCGCTGGCTCGGGTCTGGGTCGGCTTGAAAAGTCGGAGATTCAAGCTCGGAAACACTAATTCGCGGCGAGCGGCCACTAGTCGCGAATCGGGACAGGAGTTCAGGCATCCCCCTCTGGCTCCTGTCCCACCTACATCATAAGGGGGTATCGCAGAGTGGGGGCGATATGCTGACACAGGTAGCGTTCTACCAAACGGAGCTTCGTAAGCTCCTTATGGCCGAGATTGAACGCCGCAAGGAAAATATTGTCATGGGCCACCGTGCCTCTGACTTTGATTTTTCTACCTTCAAACACCATGTCGGAATCATCGAAGGTCTTCGGATGGCTCTTGAGCTTTCCGAGGAGGCCGAAACTATTGTTAACCAACGGAAATAGGGGGTTCTATGCCGTATATGCGAATGGAGCATGAAGTCGATCCGAGAGAAAAACTTCTTAAGGAGCTGGGGGACATCTCTGGGATTGAAATCTTCAACAATCAAATTCTTCTGGCTGTTTATCTGCGGCCTGAGAAGACTAAAAGCGGGTTCTATCTGCCCGACCAAAACCGCGATGAAGACAAGTATCAGTCAAAGATTGGTCTTCTCGTAAAGGCTGGTCCTTCCGCGTTCCAAGACGATAGTGGCGCGTGGTTCAAAGACGCCAATGTGCAGTTGCACGACTGGCTTATCTCTCGTCCGACTGATGGTTGGAGCATTACCATTCATGGCGTTTTGTGCCGGATTGTCGAAGACAATCTTACCAAAGGCCGCGTTCCGCACCCTGATGATGCTTGGTAAGGAGATTGAATATGGCCGACGAAAACGAACAACTTGAAATTCAGCTTGAGGACGCTCCCGTTGAAACGCCTGAAGTTGAAGTTGTTAGTGCAGAATCTCAGAATAAAACTGTTGCTAAGGAAGCAGAAGCGCCTGCAACAGAAGAGAATGATGTTGATCAGGCTATTAAAAACCTAGACCAGCGTCTTAAGAAAGAACGTAAGGCTAGAGAAGAAGCCGAAAAATATGCCCGATACATCGCTGAACAGGCGAACAAGGCATACGAAGAAGTTGGCGAAACGCAGTTTCATCTGGTCGTTAACGCCCTCGAAACTGTCAAAAGAGACAACGAAATCCTGAAAGCTCAACTTGCTGAAGCCAATTCTCTTGGCGATTACAGCAAGGCGGCTGAGATTCAGGAGGCCATGTCTCACAACGCCGTTAAAATTAACCAGCTTGAGACTGGCAAGCGGGAGATGGAAGGGCGTCCAAAGACGCCTGCGTTTACGCCGCCCCCCGTTAGCCCTGCAATTGACCCCATTGAGCAGATCATCGAGGCGGTTTCTAAGCCTTCTGCTGACTGGATTCAGCGCAATCGGCAGTACATCAAGAACGATGTAGACATTCAGGACATGTTTGACGCTCATGCGTCGGCTGTTCGTCGCGGTATCGCCCCCGACACGGATGCCTATTTTCGTTACGTAGAGCAGAAAATGGGAATTCCGGCTGATGGCGGGGAAACTCAGGTCCGCGCAGAGGCTCCTGCGCCTGCAAAAAGGGCTGCGCCGCCGGCTGCTCCCGTCTCTAGAGGCGGAACTGGCACTGGATCGCGTCCCAATGTGGTCAGATTGACCTCTGATGAGGCCGAAATGGCTGAAATGATGGGTATGACCCACCAAGAGTACGCAAAACACAAACTTGAGCTTCAAAAAGCTGGCAGATTGCCGAATTAAAGAGGACAGCTATGACTGAACAGCAAGCAGGAACCCGTCGTCGTGGTCGTCCGCCCCGCTCTTTGGCGGCAAAAGCCCCGATTGCAGAAGAAGCGGCTATCCAAGCCGGTGAAATCCCCTCTGAACGCCCTCCGATGAGGCCCCCTATGCGTGAAGAAGACCCCAGAGCTGCTGCGGCACGCCGTGCGGCTGAAATCCGCGGCCATCTTGGCAATCTGGACGAGGGTGTAGACAAGTTTGCACTGCCGCCAGCGCCTGATGGCTGGACGTATGAGTGGAAACGCCGGGCCGTGTTCGGCAAAGAAGACCATTCTCACATGCTTGCGCTTAAGAGAATGGGCTGGGAGGAAGTTCCCGCTGCTCGTTACCCCGATATGATGCCGGATCAGGGAAATTACGGCACCATTGAGCGTGATGGCATGGTTATGATGATGCGTCCTGCCGTTATTACGGAGGAATTGCGTCAGATTGAGCTTCAGAAGGCTCGCGATCAGGTCCGCTACAAGCAGGAACAGCTTGCCGGCACGCCTGAAGGCGGTCTTGGGCACCGTGACCACGCTCAAGTCAAGCCAAAGATCAATAAGTCCTATGAGGCGATCCCGGTACCCAAAGATTGATTTGAGTTCCTTAATGTGGAGGGCTGCTTTCGGGCGGCCCTTTACTTATTTTCAGCTACATGTATAAAATCTCTTTGAAACCCCTGTGTTTCCTCGACCCCCGTGTGTTGAGCTAAACTTTCCCGGTTCTAAGTCGCCCCGGTGCGCGATGATGAGCCTCCTGTAAGAAGGAGATTCCGTCATGGCGAATACGAATGCGCCTTTCGGTTTCAGCCAGTACAGCGGTAACGGCTCTGCTCCGACGTATGAGCAGGTTCCCGTTCAGATCGCTTATAATGCTTCCGCTATCTTCTACGGCGACCCCGTGGAACCCGATGCGAATGGTCAGGTGATCCGCAGCGACGGCACGATTGCCGCTGCTGGCATTGCTGGCGTTTTCGTTGGCTGCAAGTACCTCTCGGTTTCGCAGAAGCGCACCGTGTGGTCGAACTATTGGCCCGGTTCGGATGTTGCCTCGTCCCAGACGGTCGAAGGCTACATCGTCAATGACCCGAATGCTCGGTTTGTTGTGCAGACCGGCGCTACTGGCGCTACGCAGTCCACCGTCAACCTGAACATCGGCTTCGACATTGGCACTGGCAACACCGCCAACGGCCTGTCGGGCGCGTTCGCTGACGTGACGACTGCTGCCGCTGGCACCACCACCCTTCCCTTCCGAGTTGTTGGCCTCGTCACTGAACCTCCGGGTTCGGCTGGCACTGAGGCTGGTGCGTACAACCGCATCATCGTTGCGTTTAACAACGTGACGACCAAGAACTTCACGGGCATCTAAGAGGAGTAAGGACCAATGGCTGTCAATCTTTCGGCTATTAAAGACCTTCTCCTCCCCGGTCTCCGTGGCGTTGAAGGCAAGTACGAGCAGATTCCGTCTCAGTACGACAAAATCTTCACCAAGCACGACTCGAAGATGGCTCTGGAGCGTACCGCTGAAATGCGTTACCTCGGCCTCGCGCAGTTGAAGACTGAAGGCGGCCAAACCGCTTTCGACAACAATGCTGGTGAGCGTTACGTCTACAATCAGGAGCATACGGAAATTGCTCTTGGCTACGCGATCACCCGCAAGGCCATCGATGACAACCTCTATAAGACCCAGTTCGCTCCGTCGAACCTCGGCCTTATTGAGTCGTTCCAGCAGACCAAGGAAATCTACGGCGCGAACGTGCTTAACACGGCGACGACGTACAACGCCTCGGTCGGCGGTGACGGTGTGGCTCTGGTGTCTGGCTCCCATCCGATTGATGGCGGCACGATCTCCAACTACACGACCAACGAACTGAACGAGTCGACGCTGCTTAACGCGATGATCGCCGTTCGTAGCAACTTCAAGGATCAGGCTGGCCTGAAGGTCTTCGCGCGTGCGCGTAAGCTCATCGTGCCGACCGCCCTTGAGCCGGTGGCGATCCGTCTGACGAAGACGGAACTGCGTCCGGGAACCGCCGACAACGATGTGAATGCGATCATGATGACCTCGGGCGGCCTGCCTGAGTCCTACATGGTCTCGGACTTCCTCACGTCCTCGTCCGCGTGGTTCCTTCTCACGAACATCGACGGCCTGTCGTACATGCAGCGCGTCAAGTTCGAGACCGATATGCAGGTCGATTTTGTGACCGATAACCTTCTGGTTAAGGGTTACGAGCGGTACTCGTTCGGTTACTACAACTGGCGTTCCATCTACGGCGCGTTCCCGTCGTAAAGCCAACAGGGCGGGGGCTACGGCTCCCGCCTTTTATCTAGGCTAACCGATTGCGTTGACCGGCCTAGCGGACGCTGCACAGACAACGCAATCACATCGTGCAGGAGGGCCTTATGGGCGCTACTACGTTTACTGGTCCGATCAAGGCCGGTAACATCCTGAACACGAGCGGCACCACCCTCGGCTCTGACGTTACCAACGTCGGCTATGTGGTGATGGCTCAGTCTTCGGCTGTTACGCAGGCTTCTGGGGCGACCTCAATTGTGATCCCCGCAAACAGCCAAATTCTCTCCATCGATGTCATGGTCACGACCGCTTGGACGGGCGCGGCTACGACGTTTGGTGTTGGAACGACGGTTTCCGCTACGTTCCTTACGGCTGCTGGCGCGCTTGATGGCGCCGCTATCGGCCCGCTGGCGGCTTCTCCGGGCACCGACGCTACCCGCGCCGGAAACTGGATCGACGTTGGCACTACGGATCGCAAGATCGCGGTGACTTCGACCAACACGGGTTCTGGCGTTGGCGTGATCACTGTTACCTATGTTCAGGCTCGCAACCTGACGGCGTAAATCACTAGGAGGTTACTATGAAGGGTCGTAAAACTCGCGCTTCTGGTGGTGTTAACGCCGCCGCTGAAGACCTGAAGACGAAGAATCAGCGTTACACCTATCAGTCGAAGGTGAACGACGAGGCTGAAGAGCGTAAGCGCGGCGGCAAGGCCGTTGGCAAGATGAAGGGCATGGCCGCCAAGATGCACGCTGGCCGCAAGCCGCGTAATTCTGGTGGTCGTGCGCTTGCTGGCAACGACTGGTCGGCTGCTCAGAAAAGCACGCCGGCTCCGGGTCGCAATGTCAGCGGCAGCATCGACTAAAATAAAGGTGGGGGCCAAGCGCCCCCACTCTTCTCTTGGAGGCGACAATGGCCCGTAGCCCGGCATGGCAGCGTTCTGAAGGTAAGAACCCTGAAGGCGGCTTAAACGCAAAGGGGCGCGCGTCCGCCCGTGCGGAAGGTCATAATCTCAAGCCTCCCGTTTCCCGAGAACAAGCTCAGAAATCTGACGCTGATGCCTCCCGGCGCAAATCTTTTTGCGAGCGGATGACTGGCATGAAGCGTAAACTGACGGGTTCCGCCAAGGCGGCTGACCCGGATAGCCGAATCAACAAAGCTCTCCGTAAGTGGGATTGCTGATATGGCGTCTAAGCCGCAAAACTCTGGTCTTTGGGGCCGAGCAAAAGCTGCGGCACGCGCCAAGTTTGACGTCTACCCGTCTGCTTATGCCAATGCTTGGGCTTCCAAGTGGTACAAGGAGCATGGCGGTAAGTGGTCTGGGGACGATAACCGGGTAAACAAAGCCTCTGGTGGCGGCCTTGGAAAATGGTTCGCTGAAGACTGGCGCGATGTGAAAACCGGCAAAGAATGTGGTAGGATTCCCGGTGAAAAAGGCAAAAGGCCATACCCGGCTTGTCGCCCTGCCGCCGCGGCTGGTTCGATGACGAGTTCGCAAAAGGCCACTATGGCTAAGAAAAAGACTGGCCCTGCTAGGAAGTCTTGGCCTGTTTCGCCCTCTGGCGCGAAGAAGGAAAGTTAAGATGCAGTATAAAACTGTTTCTCTCACCGACGAAGGGCGCAGCGCGGTTGTCGTAGTCGATGATTTTCAGACGCCGTTCAATCTCGGTCTGGCGGCTAAAATTACTGCGGGAACCCCGACGTTCAGCATCCAGTATTCGCTGGATGACCCGAATGCGCCGGGCTATAGCGTTGGCTCTGCACTGTGGTTCAGCATCACTGGTCTGTCTGGTGTGAGTGCCAATACGTCTGTCGGCATGACGATTCCGTGCCGCGCCATCTGCATCTATATGGCGACCGGCCAAACGGGGACCGTCGAGCTTAAAGTCGTTCAGGCTGGTCCGGCGTGATAGGAGAGCCGGATGGCAACCAGCGGGACATACACGTTTAATCCGTCTCTAGGTGAGTTGACGCTCTATGCGTACAACCTCGCTGGTCTGCGTAACACGTCTCTTCTTCAAGAGCATTTTGAGGCCGCCAGAATGGCGACGAACCTCATGCTCGCTAACTGGAGCAACCGTGGCGTCAATCTTTGGGCTGTTGATCTGATTACGGAGCCGCTGGTTCAGGGTCAGGCAACGTATAGCGTTGACCCAAACACGGTCGTCATCCTCGACGCATATATGCGGATTGATGATGGGGTGAATAACCCGATTGACCGCATTATTCTCCCAATCTCCCGCACGGAATATGCTTCTTATCCCAATAAGGAGCAGCAGGGCTTTACGACTACCTTCTGGTTTGATCGTCTACTGAACCCGAATGTGACCCTGTGGCCTGTCCCAGACGGCAATAGCGCGCAGTATCTCAAGTATTACCGCGTGCGCCAAATACAGGACGCCAATCTTCAGGGCGCAGAGAACGTTGAGATTCCTTATCTGTGGCTTGAGGCGTTTGCCTATGGGCTTGCCATGCGTCTTGCTCAGATTTGGAATCCGTCTTTTGTGCAGATTCTTAAGCCTCTTTCGGATGAGGCTTATGATATTGCTTCGCGTCAGAACGTTGAAACCGCGCAGCAGTATATCTCTCCGATGATTTCTGGATATTACCGATAAGGGGGCGTCATGGCATATGCGTCCCGAGCCGGAAGAGCCAGAACAAGCTCAAAAAACCCTCAAGCGCATGCAATATGCGACAGGTGCGGGTTTAGGTACAATCACGTTGACCTTCAGTGGCAATTTGATTGGGCCGGCGCTTCTCTAATCAACAAGCGTATTTTGGTCTGCGACACCTGTAATGACGTGCCGCAAGAGCAGTTGCGCGCAATTATTGTTCCGGCTGATCCTGTGCCGATCCTGAACCCGCGTATTCAGGATTTTGTCACTGCTGAAACAAATACTCGCGCTACATCCGGGCAAAATACTGTTGATCCGCGTACTGGCATCCCAGTCGTGAACGGCGATACCCGCACCACGCAGAACAACAAGGTTCGCGTGACGCAGCAAACTGGCGAGCCTCCGGGCGGCCTCAATCAAGAACCCGGCACCGATCCGACTGTACCGGCCAGCCTTGGTGGCAATGACCCCGGCTTGCCGTATAATGACGACGTGGTGCCAAAGACGGGGCCGTTGTATGGCGACTAACATTCAGATTCCTAACCTCCCGGCTGTTATTTCGCTCAACGGCACCGAGCAGATGGAGGTCGTGCAGGCGGGTGTCTCTCGTCGCGCTACGACGCAGCAGATTGCGGATTTGCAGGGCGTCGGTCCCACGGGGCCGACTGGCGCTGGTCCCACTGGCCCGACTGGCGCTATTGGCGCGACCGGCCCTACGGGGGCGACTGGTCCAACTGGTGCGGCTGGCAATTCGACCAGCCTGTTCTTGTATCAAGCTAATGCCATCGCTACTGCTGGCTATCCCGGCGACGGTTATGTTCTTTGGAACAATGCCACCCAGACCTCTGCCACTCAAATTAACGTCAGTCATCTAACGGACAACGGCATCGACGTTGAGATTTTCCTTGGCCTTCTTTCGATTGGCGAAAGGATCATTATCCAAGATCAGTCTCAAAGCGCTAATTTCCAAACTTTTACAATTACTGGAACGCCCACGGCAGTTAATCCGGGCACCGCTACGTCTTATTTCACATTCCCAGTTTCACTGGTTACTTCTGGTGGCACTGGCACTACCGGATTCTCGGATGGGCAGCCTCTGTTTTTGGCGCTTGTTGTTGGTCAGGCAGGCCCGACCGGCCCGACTGGTGCAACAGGCCCGAGCGGCACTGGCCCAACAGGCCCTACGGGCGCGACTGGCGCGGCTTCTACGGTGCCCGGTCCTACTGGCCCGACTGGAGATACTGGGCCTACAGGCCCTACCGGAGCGGCTTCTACGGTGGCTGGGCCTACTGGCCCGACCGGCCCGACCGGCGCTACTGGCGTTTCTGGGCCTACTGGACCTACAGGTTCCGTAGGTTCCGTTGGCCCAACCGGCCCGACCGGCGCTACGGGCGGCACCGGCTCTTCCGGCCCCACTGGTCCTACCGGGTCTGGCCCTACTGGACCAACCGGAAGCTCTGGAACAATCGGCCCGACCGGGCCTACTGGCGCAATTGGTCCGACTGGTCCCGGCGGTGCGCTGGCAAGCTATGGCTCGTTCTTCAGCGACGTAGACCAGACGACGACGATTAATACGCCGACGCCTATGACGCTGAACAACACGGCGGGCGCGACGAATATTTCTATCGTTTCCGGCTCGCGCATTACGTTCGCGGCTGGCGGCACGTTTGATATTCAGTTCTCTGCCCAGTTCCATAACACTGGCGGCGGTGGTCCCGGCCAGACAGTCAACATTTGGTTCAGAAAGAACGGGGTGGACATCCCAAGTTCTGACACCAGACTGACGGTCCCCAGCAACGCCCCATATGTCGTAGCGGCTTGGGATTACTTGGATACGTTCACTGCCGGGGATTATGTCGAGCTTATCTGGATGACAGATAACGCCAACATCATTCTTGAGCATGAGCCTGCGGGCGTATCTAACCCGGCTGTTCCGTCGCTAATCGTTAGCGTCATGCAGGTCATGTACCTGCAAGTTGGCCCGACCGGCCCGACCGGCGCTGGCCCGACTGGCCCGACAGGCCCTACAGGTACGGCTGGTGCGGCAGGCCCGACCGGCCCAACGGGAACTGCGGGCGCTAATGGTCCGACTGGTCCTACGGGTGACATTGGCCCGACCGGCCCCACCGGCACCGCTGGCGTTAACGGCCCTACCGGCCCGACTGGCGCAACGGGTGCGATTGGCCCCACGGGCGCTAACGGCCCCACTGGTCCCACCGGAGATGCTGGTGCGGTTGGACCTACTGGTCCTACCGGAGCTACGGGTTCTTCTGGCCCTACTGGCGTTGCTGGCCCCACCGGCCCCACGGGTGATGCTGGCGTTGCTGGTCCAACCGGACCAACTGGTGTTGCTGGCCCTACTGGCCCGACTGGCGCTAATGGAACAGCCGGTCCTACCGGCCCGACCGGCCCAACTGGCGTGGCGTCTTACACCCGTACTTCGTTCACTGCCACAGGCGGTCAGACGACGTTCTCTGTCACGTACACGGTTGGTTACGTGCAAGTGTACGTCAACGGCGTGTTCCTGAACGGTTCAGACTACACGGCCTCTACGGGAACGGATGTTGTGCTGGCTACGGCTTGCACTGCTGGCGACATCGTGGAATTTGTCGCGATCTCCGTGAACACGTTTGGCGCGGGACCGATTGGCCCGACTGGCCCGACCGGTGCCACAGGTCCGACAGGCTTCTCGCCGCTGGTCGCGAATGACGCGATTATTCTCAACTACACGACGATCTCGTCCAGCTACACGATGCCGACTTCGTATAACGGCATTTCTGTTGGCCCCATCACGGTTGCAAGCGGGGCGACGGTGACGATTTCCTCGGGACAACGCTGGGTGGTGATCTGATGAGTACGATTGCTGCGGGAACCACTGGCACAACCGCTCTGCAAAGCACGGGCGATACGACCGGCAATCTGGTTTTCCAAACTAATGGCACCACGACTGCGCTGACGCTGACTAGCGCACAGGCTGCGAATTTTACGGGCGTTGTGTCGGATGCGGCGGGTAAACTGCGCGCAATTCCTC